TGTATCTACGTTTGATATTTTTAGATAGTTATCAGCAGAACTACTACCTAACGCTGTATATACCGGAGTACCTGCAAACTTAATTGTACTTGTACTAGCACACTTTACAGTACCTATTTTTTCAACACACAAACCCTGTACTGTTAATGTACTACCAGTTATTTCTACAACATAGCCAAATGTACTGTTTATAGTAATAGAAACATAAGATACTGTGTCACTTGTAAATACACATTTTTGTGTAGCGGTGACATCAAAAAATAAATTGTCATCAGAATCCGGCAAAGAACTATGCTCAGTAGAACCACCACTAGTTGTAACCCAATTGGCAGGGGTTTGTGATTCCGTAGTGTGTGCGCCTTTCCAATAATAATTAGCCATGACTTATCCCTCAATCTTGTGTGAGAGAACCTGCCAAAGCACTTCCGACTGTGCCACCAACTCTACTAGTGGTACTCTTAACTTTGAAAGCAGTACCACCTTTCTCTTCTATATTTTTCATAGCCTCAGATGCAGCCTTTTCAAAAGACCTTAACTGTGCTGCGAATCTAATATCTGATGTACCTTTATCTTTTTCGGGTACTGTTGCAGGGATAGTATCTATCAATACTTTTAGACAGTCTGCACACACTAACATTTTTATTGCAGATTCTTTTAGTGCATCAGTCGGTGCATTAGTAGTTACACCAACATAGTCTGCTTTTCTAGCCTTTTTATTGACTTCTGCTGTTCTTATGGTAATATATTCAGTAATCGTTCCTTCGTTTAGACCTCTTGGTCTATTTAGTAAGTCTCTAATTTGACTTGTCGTTACTGCCATATCCGAACCTCTCCATGTAGTCTGTTGGTACGTCTATTATCGTAGCGTCATTTGAAGGTTCGTTTGTCCTAGCCAAAACTATAATTAATTTGGTCTTTACTATTCTTTCTGCCATGTCACTAGAAGGCAACCAGTAAAGACCGTTTTTGTCAGTAAGTAGGGACATAGGATGTCCTTCATACTTTCTAGGTTGTAACTTATGCGGCCTTACCAAATATCCTAGACCACTACTATAATACTTTAACCGATGTTCCATTTCTTTGATACTTGCACCTTTCGGTACAGGTATATTGGCATCGTTTAACTTTTTAACAAGAGAAGCCTTAGTTTCTTTCTTTGGCTTCGCCTTTGTAGTTTTTTTGTCAGTCATTTATTAGCCCCCAACTGTCAGCATTCAAGGGTTTGAATACCCTAGAACGAAAACATGGACTGCCGGTGCTGTGTCATCAGAGGATGTAGATGTTACTTTAAGAGTACCACCTGCACT